GCTGCTTTAATTAAGGAGGAAGGGAACAGATTTTTAATCACTCAGGATATTAGTTCATTTGATATTGACTCAGACGATATTAGTGAATTAGAAGATGAGGCACTCTGTATGATGGCAGATGATATTACCGAATTAAAAAGAATGATAGGAGAAATAAGATGATACGCATATTTGACACCGACTTAATCACCGAGTTGGCTAAAGCAATGAACGGCTCATGGGATTCTAGTGCATGGGATGCTATTGAAAAATTAGCTGTTGAACTTGGCATCGATGAGGAAGTTCATGACCTTCTCGAAGAGATGTCCTTTGAAAAGTCAACCGATGACGGACTCGCGGTAACGCCTCAGTTTGAGGATTATCTTTACATCTAAAGGAGAAAGCTAATGGTACGCGATAACGACCGAAGACATACGCATCGCAGTTTAATTGTCGATCATCAACATCTAATGACCGACCTTTACCGAATAGATTTTCGTAACGGCATCAAATCAATCCAAGTCCTCGTTCAACCCAATAGTTGTATTCTGACAGCAATCAATTCCAAATGTTCTACTCTAGGAATTGACTCAAGGGACGCAGTCAACTACACAATCCTGTGCTCAATTCATAGTAGGGGAAAATAATGTTGCGCGAAATTTTAACGGGAGCAATTAGAACAAGTAATCACACTCAACCAATTATCTCTCTTAACTTTTTTGTCAATATTGCTTCCATTTTTCCCTTTCCTATATTCCAAACTTCATCGATATTTTCGAGGTGTTCAATAAATCGGGATCTGTCATCTTCTGACTCTAGTTCATGTAAATAAGTGGAGTCGTCGTATTCGTGAATCCAAGCCTTGTGTTTGTGGCATAGATCCATATATTCATTGATAAAAGCCATTACCTGCTCATCTGTTCGTTTTTCCATTATTTCCCCCTTTTTGATAAAGTTTACAAATCACCATCCGTTACCCCTTCACTTGTGTGGCAAATATCTTACCATATATCTATAGGTTGCGCAACCATAAAAGCCCTGTGACTCATAGTCGAGTTACAGGGCTTTTTTAATTATGCGAGGGGGGTTAGCTCTTTTTTGAGAGTTCACCTGCAATTTTCAATTTGATAAGAGACGGAACATTTACCCCACATTTTTCTGCCATTTCCAAAACCGTGTTAGTCGGTAATACAACGGCAGGAGGATTCCCGAACTTTTCATTGGTAACGTCGGGTATAATATATGCAATATTGTCGATATGTGCGTTGAGTTGGCGGGGTGTAAGAAGTTTGGTTTCCCAAATTTTATACCCAAAAACTGCCGCCATAAGGGCAATGACATAATGCCAATTTGTAAGATTTATTCTAAGTTTTTTCCTGCCACATCATCTTTCGTCTCATCTTCGTCATCTTGGTTATCCAAAATCAATTTGCAAACATTAGGAATTATGTCAGGGTCGCGCATTTCGCGCATATTAAAGAGCCTCATCAATTCACCTTCAGGGACATGGTCGTTGAGGCCCTTAAACGCCAACTCGATAATGGCAATGATAACCCTAAATCGGTATTTCGGTATTTCAATCAAGTCTTGAATGCTATCAGTCTCCCATTCGGGAAACATATCCGCAAGATCGGCAAAATCCCCGATGTTTAATAACCGACCCTTTAATTTTACGCCCCCGATTTCAACGTCAAAAGCATCCCTGAAAATGTTTTTCAAAATTTTACCCCTTTAGACGGATCAAATGATTCGCCGCTGTCAAGTGTTAGCCTGTCGTGAATCGCATCTTTGAAATAGTCAAAAGATATGATAGTTCCTTCTAGCCCCGATGCTAATTGATTGGATTCCACATCACCTGTTACCTCAAGTTCACCTTCGACGGCATCGATAAATTCTTGCCTGATTCCAAATAGTTTGAAATATAGAATCCCTTCGGGAGGATTGCCCTCAAACCAATAGCGGTCAATCACTACTTCCAAATCATCACTATCTTTTGGCTTGGTTAGACGCCAAAAGAATCCCCCACCGATTTGTTGTTTTTTTATTTTATCGGTAAAAAACCCTGCAACCTCCCCATTGTATATCACGGCTCTCCTTCAGGGACTTGCGTCCGTAGGAACGAACCTTCGCAGACTTGCGCTCGACGAACGAGCCTAAATCTGCAATCTTAATGTCCCGTTGCCCACAAAGCTGAAAGTACCAACTTGCATGTCAACTGCGGGTGCAGATGGATTAAAATCGGATATATGGCATTTACCTTGAAAGCGAGGGACAGTAGCTGCGCTAATATAAAGAGCGATTTGTGCCGTACTTCCACCCACTACCGCATTTGTTCCAATCAAACGCCTGAGTAATTGGGTCTGATTGCTTGACATATCTAGCTCAACATCAAATGTACCGCTCCAATCACCAATGCCTTTAAGTCGCCGAACCCACTCTTGTCCATGAGTACGAACCTCTCCAAATTCGCTTGGGGTATTTAGTGTCCAATTGCTCGTGGAAACGATTTTGGTGTAGAGGTTTTGTGTTGCAGTTGATGCTCGAAAAACTGCCGCTGCTTTTCCATGTTGCACTGCCATTATGTGACTCCCTTCTTGATTGTTCTACAATACCCCATACCATTTAGTGAGCGAGCAGCCGTCAGGGGGCAATCTGACGAATACGCCATCGGGGTGTGGCTATAATCTACTCACTCACACTTTTACACTTTACGTCGTTGTGAAAACCCTATATTCAATCGGCTGATGAAATACAGTATTATTTTCATCTTGATTATCAACTATAACCGCGCCTCCTGTTTGACGAAGTAATCCTACCGAGACGAGTGTGTTCATCGGCAAGGTTACAAGGTCAAAGGTCTGTTGAATTTCATTTGTAATACTGCCCAACGTCATTAGTTCGCTTGAGAAAACAGAAAATTGCCAAAGTACGTCTTCAACTATTTGGTCTTGGTGCATGTGGATAGGGATTTCCGAAGCCACGAAATAGGTAACGTAGGGATATGCTTGCTTTGGCGGTGCAAGATTTAGAAAAATGCCATTGGTTAAACTGACCAATGTCGCATTTCCCGTTAGTTTCGTCCTGAGTTTTCGTGCGACTTCAAGGATCACGACTTTACCGTCCTATGACTCTTGCCAATGCAGGTCGCAACCACGGACGGGGTTCAACTTGTGAAGTGCCTAATTCTAAATCCCGACCATACGTTACATTTGTTCCAATCCTTGCTATCGGCTCTCTATCGATGATTTTCAATTCATGGGTTATCGAACTCCGTAAAACGCCCGTATCGACACGCGGGGGGTCTCCTGCCGCCGATGGCACATGGGGTTTTCCGCCGCCTATCATCGACTGTTTTGCACTTCGTTCAACTTTTAACGCAGTACGAAGCAAGCCCTTGGCTAACTGATTCGTGATTTCATCGACAAGTTTGCCTCGGTTGTCTTTGAATATAACAGCCATTATCTCACCATTTCCATGAACGCTTCCACATGATGACGACTCGATGCATCGTCGAACACCTCGGCTTGAAGAACATTAAAGGTCGATCCGCCCGATACGATGCGATGGGTCGCCCCGATTGATGCAGTTTCGTCAAGGAATATCTTAAATACTTCGCGGTCAGCCCAACGATTCGCTATTTCAGATTCCCCGCCTTGGGTCAAAGCGTTAATCCGACAATCCTGTTGAACACCTGTTGAAAATGAGGATGTGTACGCACCGAGATTATTGATGGTAGTGGTCAGTGCCTGAATTGTGCATTGGGCGTTTAGTAGACCCTTAACGCTCATTAAAATACCCCTACTGAAGCCGCCGAACAATCACACGGCTCGGTACAGCAACAAATAACAGGAATCGTTTTCAGTTTTTCGTACGCCTCTTGTCTAAGGCGTACATCATTGACGATGTGCTTTAGCAGAGAAAAGCTATGGACTTCTTTACTCCAAAAAACGTTTTCGATTCGTTCCTTGTCGATTGACAATGACCCAACAAAATTCAACCATGATAATGACGATGGCCCCACGCAAACTAGCCCATCCTTATCAGCAGATGAGTTATAGTGAAAGTTAATGATTGCTTGAGTCTTAAAATCATCTTCGGGATATGAAATCCACTCATTGACAGATGACCCATAAGCAGGGCCACCGATACTCATCATCTTAGTTTCTGTTAAAACCCCGTCATATTCATCTTTCATCATGTTTATCTATCGTCTCAGTATTCGACGATCCCCCTATTCTTGTAAAAATCGCTGCTTTCGTTTAAGTGTCATCATTACATCGGGTGGAACTGACGTTCCAAAGAAGCTCACCAAATAATCACCGATGTCCTCGGACTTGATACCCCTTCTTCCTTCTCCATAATCACTCATATCATAGCGTTCTGATAAAATATCGAGTGCCGCCCCCTCAATATCTAAGCTTACCCGTGGCGCAACGGCTGTGCCTGATGTGTAAACGGTTGCCCCTGTTTTGTTCGCGCCTGTGCCAAAACCAATAGTCGGCGGCAGTGGTTCGGATACTGTCGTCGTTGAATTGAAAAGGAGTTGGAGTGTATTTGTTGCACCTGCTGCAAGGGTGATTGAATACTTTAGGTTTCTGCTGTCATATTTGACAGCGTAGGTATTTAATCCCAATGACGACATGCTCGCCTGAATACGGGTTGCAAGTGTAAACGTGTCGTATTCAAACGGTGAAATTTGAACATCATAAATCGTGGTTGTGGGATTCTCCCGAAACGAGAATTTATGCGTCCCCCATTCCACATCAAGGAATGCTTCACCTGCGTTATAATGGATTCTAACGCTTTGGGGGGCACGGGTAAATCTACCTTCCCCGTCCCATAGAAGCAGCCTGCCTGTGTCTTTTTCAACAACCCTGTCTTTTCCTTTTATCACGTCAGTTGAAGGAAACCCTAATGATGGGTCGCCATGATTGTCGATAAGCGTAGAAACATCTAATACAGGATAATTATCAAGCCAAATTCGGCGTCTACCGCTTCCATCAATATCGGTTTGATAATCCCTAGCTACAAATCTACGCTTACAGAAACTCTCAATTTGTACACTCACCCTGTTTATCTCTTGGATTAGAAAGTTATCCCTAACCGTTGAAGCACCTGAGATTTTAAGGGATTGCTTCAGTTGCGCAAGCGTGACCAATGCAAAATCTGAGACAGGCATGGCTATTCCCCTGTTTCTTCCTGTTGACGCACGTTATCCCAATGCGAGCAAAGTATTTGTTTTGCTTCCTTTGACCATCGATGAATGGCGACCGCTAACTGACTATACATTTCAACCCCCATCGTTTCGCTGTCCGAGTCGCCTTTAATGCCGATCACTTCTGCCTTTTCTATTCCGATGGGGTTGATGGTGATAACGATTTCGGCATATCCTTTTGGCATAATTGCACCCCGATTAATTTTCCCTTCACCTATATGCCGATTGAGAATCCCTCCGAGGGACATTAAGCCGCATTTTTTTATCCCAAATTACTCTTCAGCAGTATATTGGATAAAACTGCCCCACAGTTCAACGGTTACAGCCGTGACATTTCCAATCGGAAATAGTTGCGTAGACACAATATCATCTTTGGCAAATGTTGCATGGGTGACACTCAAGGAAATTTCCTCAACTAATGTTCCGTTAATGGAGAGTATCTTTGTCCCTGGGTTTATGTCACCGCCTATTGCTGCTCCTCCCTTGACGATAAACATCGCAGCGTCCATGCTAACAACAGTTGATTCAGTCAGTCTTGTAAGTAGCTTTATTGCTTGCGCATCAGCCGCTGTATCATAGTCGGAAGGGACTATCCATTCTTGCTGAATTTTAATCTGTGAATTCGCGGGCCAAATTATCTTTTGAACATTACTCGATGCTGTAACATAAGGTAATGTTTCACTTACGACGTTGCCAATAACTGTGCCCGCGGCCATCTTCCAATTATTCAGTCCGAGTTGAACTGTTCTATCGGAAACTGCTTGATGCCCTGTTTTGTTATGGCGTGTGCCCCCCGTTACAAGGGTTTGATCTGCTAGGGGCACACTTCGCGTTTGCAGGTTCTCAATAAAGTCGACAATGTTATAGCCACTTGGCTCTGCAACTAAAGACCTAAGTGTATTCAGTCCTGCTTGAAGTGTAACTACCGATATAATTGCCATGATATAACCTCCTTTTAAGGTTGTTCTACTATTCGATTATATCTGCGGTTACACTGACAACAGGTAACGTAAGACCTGCGGACAACGTATTTGTGCCAACGATTTTGATTGAAATGACCTTATTCAGTGATACGTCAGCCCCAACACCAATAAATTGCGCGGTTGTTGCAATTGATTTATAAACTAGGCGATTGAGTGCTGTGCCTGTACTTGCCCCCGTAATTGTCGCTTGCGCGATTTTGGTGGAATCGGTAAAGTTCCAAATCTCAGCCCTAAAATGATTCGTAGCAGGGACTCCCGACTTTACAGTGACATTTGATGTGATGCCAATCTCTCGAAACCGAACACTTCGATAGAGACGTGTCAAAGTCAACTCATCGGTAGTTGATGCCTGAACCGCCGTTCCCCCTGATACGCTCAGTTGTATTTCCTTGTTAAACTCAAATCCTGATCTGCTTTGAGGTAGTGCCATTAGAAATCTCCTTATGCCATATTCTACGCGATTATGTTGTCACGTTAATTCCGCTTGCCGCAGACTTATTCCCACTATCGAGCAACTTCTTAAAGATTGACCGCTGCGTTATGACAATCTTAAATTGTCTTGTTTCAATGTCAAACACCTGATCGATGGTTTCATTCCGTCGCCGTCCAATAATGTACTGACGCCGATTGGTATGGGTGAATCCTGTTTTTGTTCCGCCCGAAACAACGACCCCTGACGCATTCAAATCTTCAGGATATTTCGGAGAAACAATGACGGGCCTACCGTGGATGATATTGACGACCCCGTTTATAACAGGGGAGGTCAATTGACCGACCAATTGCGGGTTATCCTTGACTTGCGCGAAATCTGTCGCGCTAAGATATGCCGAATTACTGAAAGCCCAAACGCCTTCATTGGGGTCGCTGCCCATCCCATTATTATGCTGTTTTAGAACTTGCGCAAAATCAGAATAGGCATAAGCAGTTGAATCCGTGGTAACATCGTAAGTTGCAGATTCATCAATCGCATCGGCGCGAACACCTACCCAAGCCCTCGTCGGAGAATCACTCGCGGGTTGCACGCCGCCTGGGTTGTCCTGATGGGTACTTGCAGTATCGCCATTGATTAACGCGGTTTCTAACGCATCAGCCATTCCACGCGGGATGATATTTGTCCGCAACATCGGAAGCAAAGCCGCTAACATATCTTCTTCAAGTTCCTCACTCAATATCAAACGACCGCCAAAGGTCTTCGCAGTCAATGTGATAGTGGTTTGGGCAGGTTGAGATGAGGGGACTTTCTCAGATGGGTCAGTCGTCGGTTCGCCAACTAAAACGACGTTAAAACCTGTACCGAGGAAGGGCCATTGGAACGTGCCCGTTGGCATATCGAAGGTATCAAAGGCAGTCGCGAACTTTAGTTCCTGCTGATAGAAATGCGCTATCTCTGATGACCAACCCTGATTAACCCAACTCGCGGGTGAACCAACGCCACTAAGTGCTTTTCCAAGCCCTGTCTTTTCGCAGAAGGCAAGGTATTCGGGATAGATTTTCAAATCCTTTGGTTGCACGATAGGACGACGTTCGCTTCTTAAAAGCCCGCAATACATTTTGATGTCATCTAGCCATCTATGAGCCACTATGACATGCTCATCATCAGTTGGCGAAATGGTCATATTCTCAATCTCATCTTTAGTCATCGCTTCCTTGAAAATTGACCTGTCAACCTTTTCATCATCGCCGTAAACCGAAACCTTTGTTCTCGCATCACTAATCTCTAGTGCTGTTTCAAGTTGTTTTTCGATAGCTTCAATCCGTTCACCTTGCGTTTTTACAGTGGATAACGCGGTTTCAAGGTCTGCCATCGATTGAATCAACTTGTCTGTTAATTGTTTCTGTGCTAATTGGTCTGTCGCCATTATTCATAATCCTTCTCCCCCGAAGTATGATTTATTTCTGCATCCGCACAGACCCCAAGTTATACAGCAATTTCACGTTGCGCATTCTGTACACCTTCAAGTGCGGCTTGTAATTGTGCTAACTGTTCATCGGTAAAGTCTAAATCCTCAAGAGAATCAGTATCGTCTGCTTGAGTGTTTTCGTCTTTTGCTTCTGACTCTTCTTCTTTGCGGTAGCCGTCAGCGGCTTCATCATTCGCCATTTCAATGACTTCGACAGTTTCGCCATCGCCATTGAAGTCGGCTTCCACAATTCGAGGATTGGTAAAGACAATGTTCCGCCCCGCACCTCGTTTCCAATCTATCCTATAAACTTCGTCTCTTTCGTCTGCCCATGCGAGAACATCTTTCGGGAATGTTGCGAATGGAAGTAACCACTCGAAATCATCAAAACCCAAAACTTCTCCCTTGTAAGAAAATAGTTCCTCCCTGATATCACGTTCATCACGTTCCCAACTACCATCGATTGTCGGGCCGTGTCCATGCAACATTTTATCTTCGTCAGCGGCTTTCATCTCGGCAATCTCGCCATCTTTTTTGAAATCAGGCGGGTCGCGATCTAGCTTGTCGTAGTATCTGACAAGATGGTTGTATGCCCCGCGTCTTTCAGCTTCAGGCATATTGACTCCGCCCCTTGCACCATTTACGGCAGCCATCGCTGCAAAGACTCCACGCGGTACGGCTTTGAGACTTCCATTGATTATTCTTGCAAATGGCAATTTATAGCCTGATTTATTTTCGTCGTCGTCGGGATCGTAGGAAATATGCGCACGTTTATATCGAGTCCAATCGTTGTTTCCTAGTACGGCATTTGAAACACTCGTACTCCATGACCATCGCATTTGGTTTCCTGCCATCGGGAGGTCAGCAAAACGGGTGATTTTCTTAATCTCGGCATCAGATGGGTCGGCGAGTTTTACGGGTTGCCATGTTGTTGCGTGACTACCATCACGGTTTTTATATGTGTTAAATTCATATACATCGCCAATCTTAGGAACGATACGCATATTGCCGACCATCAGGGTATCTGTCGTATTGGTATGAACCTTCAAGTCAATCGCCTTGAAAAAGTGTTGAGGCAAAACTATATGGCTTTGCCCCTCATAGACATCTTCACCCTCATACTCAGCAAGCGGATTTTCTTGCTCAAGAAACACAACTATTGATTTCGATTCATTTGTTAGCCCTTCTTCAATAACTCCCGCATAACGATTTTCACCCGCCAACCATGTAATCACGCTTCCTTTCGCATAGATTGGCTCTTCTTCAGCAGTATCCATCAACTCATCGAGGTAGTCCTTAAACAACGGGTCAATCTGACTCTTAATGATGGGGTACATTTTCGCAAGTGCTAATCGATTGCTCGGCACAGGGACAAGCGAATGTTCTAATAGCTCTGCCTCTTGGAAGGTCACACCGCGTTGGCTTGGGAGCATGTCCTCTTTTTCGTGAGACGTTTTCATGGGTAAAAACCCAACACTCGTTGCCCTCATAAATGGTGTTGGTTCTGCTGAGTACAGCGCCCATAACTGAGCCGCAAATTCATATTCTTTGACAGCGAATCGGTCGGTAGCCAAGAATTCAGCATCGGTGATTTTGTGAGACACCATCTGCGCAACAACGGGTTGGCGTGGGTCATGTGCCCACAACACAACGGGGTTATCAAGATAGCTTTTTATCGTCGATTCAAATGCCTTTGGCATTACCCGTTCACCATCTCGGTCAAGGGTATCTGTCGTAATTGCGAAGGTTATCTCAAAGTTGTCACGATCAATCGCTTTGATTTCCGTGCTAACTTTGCGACAAAATTCACCCACTTTTAGTGCCGCTTCAATAGCATCTTGGTCGCCGTCTTGAATTGACTCTTTTAATGTTTTTGGCATATTGTCTCTCGCTTTATGTGATATAATACAACCGTTTTGCGTTACTTTTATGGGGGAGGATCTAGCTTTGGTTGAAAAGGGTGAATATAAAAACAAGCAATTATTTGCGAAGGTTCCAAAAGACGTCATCTACCGTCTTTATATCATAGAACAACAATCATATCGATATATCTGTAAAGAATTGAAAATCAGTAATCATTCTGTGCCAATCCTACTTGATGGTTATGATATTCCAATTCGGCACGGTAGTGTAGCAGTTGCAACGCAATGGCGAAAAAATCCTTTCCGCCGATATAATCAATCACGTCGTTTCGTCCATAATATTGTTTCAACCTTTCGCAATAACCCAACACCCGCCGAAATAAAATTTCAACAAATTTTGTCAGATATTGGGATTGACTTTACTTTTCAACAACCTTTCAAGATATTCCTATTAGACTTTGCGATTCCTTCCTTAAAAATCGCTATTGAAATTGACGGAAAGGAACATCACCAACAAAGAAAGTTGCGCGAAAGCGATCGGCGACGGACAGCATATCTCGAAAAGTCGGGTTGGCGCGTTTTACGGTTTTCCAATTTTGAGGTTGTTAATGAATCTATTAAAGTCCAACAACAACTAGATAGCATCATCACTCGATTACAACAATAAATTAATATCGCACAAACTCATACAAGTTTAGGCAACAAAACACATCTGCACCGAATTATTTCTTCAGGACTACCGAGTGGATCCCCTGGATACCTCAAAAGCGAACTTCCCACCAAGAAGGGTTGATTCAAATCCCGAACTTGACCATCGGCTGCACGGTGGCTCGATCGTACCCGTGCATCACGACTACTTAACCATTCGACACCTTCAACTACATCGTCATGTTGCTCATAAGCGAGCTTACTTGAACCGTTGTAAATTCCTGTCATTTCGGTTCTAGCAATCATTCGACTTCGGCTTGCGGAACCCCGTATCGTATCTTTGAATACATCCTCGATTCGGAGTTGGATTAAATCAATTCCTTCACCCGCTTCAATAGCTTCCTCAAACTGTTTTCGCAACTTATTAGTAGTTGTTTCGTTCACTTCAGCGGCAAATATAATCGCCTTATCGTTGATGAACTGAATCACGTTCTCGTTAAGGATGTCAAATCCGCCCGAAATGTTGGCGCGGCTTAGCGCAAGTTCACCCGATGCCTCAACGAGTTCGGTATACCTAGTCGCTGCAAGTTCGGCAAAAAGCAACGCCTCTTCCTGTTCACGCTCATCAAGATTATCATCAATATCAGATAATGCCTTATGCTTTGCGTTAATCGTCGACGATTTGTTGAATTCGATTGTTGTTGATGTAAGGTATCTATCACGTTGTGCTCTAAAGATACGCTTCTCCCATAGAAATAAAGCGTTTTCCATTGTGTCAACTTCGGCGATTATCCCCTTCCATAGTTCAGTTCGCTCCATTTCACGCGATGTCATCTTGCGATGTTCTAATGTTATTGTCTCAGTAACTGTCTCGCCTTCTTCATTCTCAGTTACGCGGGTGATGCTTGTAGGCATCCATAAATCACCTTCAGGTTCTTCGGGTAGTCCACTAATCCGACTACGCGCCTCCTGTAATGTCCATCCACCGCCGCCGATAGCAATTTGTGATGTCTTCGCTTGCTCGGATTGATTCGCTTGAAGTGCTGCAATGTCGCTATTGTCAAATTCAAACTTGACTTCATCAGGGATACCAATGTCTGCCATGTTAATGACATCTTCCCAAATTTTCTCTTTCGGAATAATCGTATCTGTCCAAAAGAGTGTGCGCTGATTCTCAACACCCGCGCTGCGAGCCGATGAATTTGAGAATTGAAAAATGCCGACCATGACAGGAGGGACATTGAAAACCCCTAACGTTTCTTCCCTCGTTGTTCGTAGCAGGTTCAAGAAATCCATGTCGGTATGACTGTTGGCGATGGGAATAATCTGTACACCGTCTTGCACAAATAATGGCTTCCATGAATTCTCGATGTTTGCGTGTTTATCTTTGTATTGTTGTGTGATTCGCTTAAATTCTTCTTCGGGAATAGTTTCGGGATACATGATTGCAATGGGGGGTATTGCTCCGTTTTTGAAAAAGTTTTCATTCCATCGCCGTGCAAACATTTCGGAACTAAACGGAAGGATTAGGGGTTGCATCGGTGGCATCCCGTAATAATCAGAAAACGGGTGCGCATACTTAAAGTGCATCATATCTTGAGCTAAGACAGGAACCCAATCATCGGCATGAACTGTTTTAGCAATAAGTTCGCCCCGCAATGATGCATCTACCATTTTGTAAATGGTTTCAATACGTTTTCGCTTATCTAGTGATGTATCCGCAAGCTGAGTTCCTACACGCCACAAATCACTACTTTTACTTCCGTTCACGAGTTCTAGCCGAAAAGGTTCTGAGCTTTTACTGTTCGGTTTTCTAACAGCATACCCTATTATGGTGCTGCCATCTTTTGACGGAACTACCCGAACCCTTGAGGGTCTTATCACATCAAACCGTAGCTGTGACGTATTCGATCTATCAATCCGAACATATGCGTTTCCCGTTAAATCCAAATGGAGTTGAACTGTTTGACGGAATAAATTCCAACTTATCCTCATCATTTCGTTAGGTATTGATGGAAAGAAATTGCCCTGCGGTTCTCCTTCGTCATTGACAAATACCCATTTTGGGGTTGCTAACTTCTCACTGATGACATTGGTACACGCATAAATCCAAACACCCGCCCCATACGATTTTTCAAGTTCGTCAATCGTTGCATCCATCGTTGGCGGTTCAATTTTGTTGGAAATATCCGCCAATGTCAATCGTTGACGCTCTTGGTGTGCTTTTTCCTGTCGTTCAAGGGCTATGCGATGTTGGGCTTCAATAGTTTCAAAATGACGTTGTTTTGCCCTACCAAATAGATCGCGAACAGAACTGAATAGAGATGGCATATGGTCTTTAATTTATCTTATATGGGAGTTTTTGGCAAGGAGTGGTTTCAAAATAGGGGTGTTTTGGAACTAGGCATAAAAAAACCCCTTATGATGATGGAACATCATTTGGGGCAATTCTGAATACGAAAAACAAAATAATAAGAGTCGTTTAGATTGAACAGGAGCTCGTGGCGGAGACAACCTGTGCGCGGGAGTTTTTTTGTTCAAACCCTGCTAGGTAATTATATCATAAATCCTGTTTCAATAGTAAGTTAATTCTTTTCATCACTGCATCAGAAAATTCCTTTCCATAAACATCTAAGGTGACCACTTTGACCTTGCTGATGATATTAGATTGTTTCATTCCAACGCCTATAGCATCGCTGATTAGTCCCAACCAATCGATGATATAGCGGTTCTGACTTAATACCAAACAGATATATTCTAGTGGTATTCCAAAGGTGCTATAGAGATGATATGCACCATTAACGACTAATAATTTATTCGATGTTTGACCAATTATTTCCATAAGTTCAATTGGAATGTCTATAAATCACGGTTTTGGCGGTGGTAGTTTTTATCGTAGAGGAAAGGAGTTGGGATGACCGTTCAGCGACGGCTTGGATAAAGGAGGGTTCACTGCTTGACATGTCTTGGGAAACTCGGATAATAACGGCATCACGAAACATACGACTAAGTCCTTGCTTGGATATTTCAGCTTCCGCAAGTTGAGCCGCCATTTTGTACATCGTGGAAGTATTCAAGGTTTCAGCTATTTGGAGTCTTGAGATTGTTTGCATGAATCGTCCTCAAAATAAACATACATCACAGTATCTGATGACATCTCTATCGGGTGATCGTCATCTTCATAATCAAAGTAAATGTTGCTAAAACTGAAGTCAGTCACATCACCGAGTGAAGCATATTGTTTCTTTAGTTCAGTCATTATAACACCTCTGAA